GACAAGTCTATTTTAGTAGTATGTTACAATGTGTATACATTTAGCACAGTAGTTAGGAACTTTGATAATGCAGATTTAGCTGCATCTTTTTTAGATTTTTTAGTTGAACAGGAAGAAATATAATGAATGATGTAAAAGTATTTAAAATGATTAATGGTGAAGAAATTATTGGTGAACTTTTTAATTGGAAAGATGGATTATACGAACTTAAAAATCCTGCTCAAATAGTTCTACAAAGAACCGAAAAGGGAATGGGTGTTGCAATCGCTCCATATATGCCTTATGCTGATGGTAATGTAACCCTATACAGCAATGCTATTGCAGCCGATTGTAAGCCCGATGTAAACCTCGTAAACGAATACAATAAGATATTCGGTTCAGGCATTCAAATCGCTTCTGCAAGCGTCCTTGCAACCCTCTAAAAAGTGCTTGACTTTTATTATGAAATAGGGTATAATATATGTATATCCTAGGAGTTTTATTATGTTTATGTTTGATATCGAGACTCTTGATGCCGAGTCGACAGCAGTAATTCTATCAGCATCCATAATCCATTTTGAAATAGGTGAGCAATACACCTATGAAGACCTGCTCGCTCGAGCATTATTTGTTAAGTTCGATGCAAGAGAACAAATGGAAAAATTCAAAAGAACAACAGACAAAGGAACACTTGATTGGTGGGCAACCATGCACGACTATGTTAAGAAAACAAGTCTTGCTGTTTATGACACAGATCTACCAACAGTTCAAGGTATTAATGCCATCAAAACATACATGGCAAAATATCCTGAGAAAGAACAAACAATGTGGTCGCGAGGTTCGTTGGATCAAATGGCAATTGATAGTTTATGTAAAGCAACTAAACAAGAACTGATTGCTCCATATTATGTTTGGCGTGATGTTAGAACTGCAGTTGACTTACTTACTGACACAGGTAAGGGTGGCTATTGCGATATTGTTCATCCAACATTTCAAAGACACAATGTAATTAAACACCATCCGACACATGATTGTGCCTTGGATATTATGATGCTAATTTATGGGAAATAAATGGAATTCTACACAAGCGTAGTTCAATATGGTAGTAAAATGTTGGTTCGTGGTTACGATGAAAGTGGTAACGCATTCAAGCATCGTGTAGATTTTAATCCAACAATCTTTGTTCCTTCCAAGATTCCAACTGAATATAAAACTCTTGACGGTAATTATGTTGGTGCAGTAACTGCTGGTAATGTTCACGAAACGAAAGAATATATTGAGCGATATAAAGATATCGAAGGGTTTCAAATCTACGGAAACAATAATTGGATTGCTCAATACATCAGCGACAATTATCCAGGCGAGATTATTCCTGACACGGATAAGATTAAAATCTTTACCATTGACATTGAAACATCCACGGAACATGGTTTCCCAGATATTCCAACTGCCAACGAAGAGATTCTTTTAATTACACTACAAGATAATAAGACTAAAGAGATTGTTACCTTTGGTCGACGACCAATCGGAGATTCAGGTGTTATTGACTATCGTCTCTGTGAGAGCGAATCAGTCATGCTTAGGGAATTCCTTATCTATTGGCAGCAGAACTGTCCAGATGTTGTGACAGGTTGGAATATTAACTTCTTCGATATTCCCTATCTTATTCGTAGGATTGAAAATGTTCTTGGCGAATCTTTCGCTAAAAAGATTTCTCCTTGGGATATGATTCGCGAACGCAAAGTTACCATGAAAGGTAGTGAGGAATTAACATACGACATTCAGGGTGTTGCTATGTTGGATTACATAGATCTCTATAAGAAATATACCTATCAAACTCAAGAATCATATCGTCTAGACCACATTGCCTTTGTTGAACTTGGCGAAACTAAACTGGATCATAGCGAGTATGCTTCCTTCAAAGACTTCTATACACAAAACTGGAAGAAGTTTGTTGCCTATAATATTCATGATGTGCGACTCGTTGACAAACTTGAAGACAAGATGAAACTGATTGAACTTCAGTTAGTCATGGCTTATAATGCTAAGATTAATTATGAGGATGTGTTTAGTCAGGTTCGTATGTGGGATGCTATTATCTACAATCATTTGCGTGATAGTGGTGTAGTAATTCCTCAGAACACTGGCAACAAGAAGTGGGATAAGTTTGAAGGTGCTTATGTTAAAGATCCATTAATTGGTTTACATAAGTGGGTAGCTTCCTTTGACTTAAACAGTCTATATCCGCACTTGATTATGCAATATAACATCTCTCCTGAAACTATGTTAGAGGGTAGAGAAACTGTAACAGTTGATTATCTTCTTGAGCAGAAATATGACACAAGTCATATTAAACAACGAGATGTTGCTATGACTGCTAATGGTGTTTGCTATCGTAAAGATAAGCAAGGGTTCATGCCTGAACTTATGGCAAAGATGTATGCTGACCGAAGCAAGTATAAAAAGCAGATGTTGAAGATTGAACAAGAATATCAAAATGACAAATCAAAGAAACATCTTCTAAAAGAAATCTCCCGACTCAATAATCTGCAGATGGCAATGAAGATTGCCTTGAACTCAGCTTATGGTGCTATGGGTAATCAGTATTTCCGTTACTTTGACTTGCGCATGGCTGAAGGTATTACGACTTCTGGTCAGTTGTCTATTCGTTGGATGGCAAATAAACTAAATGCCTTTATGAATAAAACACTGAAGACAACGAAGAAAGATTATGTTATTGCGATTGACACTGACTCAATCTATCTAACGCTGGAAACTTTGGTCGAGAAAACTTGCGAAGGTAAAACAACCGAGCAAAAGATTAAGTATATGGATAAAATCTGTGAAGAAGTTTTCCAGCCATTTATTGATTCAGGATACCAAGAGTTGGCTGATTATATGAATGCATATTCTCAAAAGATGCAGATGAAGCGAGAAGTTCTTGCCGACAAGGCAATCTGGACTGCTAAGAAACGCTACATTATGAATGTTCATAATTCTGAGGGTGTTCAGTTTGCTGAGCCAAAGATTAAAGTTATGGGTCTAGAGATGGTTAAGTCTTCTACCCCACAAGTAATTCGCAACAAACTTAAAGATTCTATCAAAGTTATTCTTGATGGCGATCAAAGTAAACTACATAGATATATTAACGAGTTCCGTGATGAATTTAATAAGTTGTCTGTTGAAGAGATTTCTTTCCCAAGAACTGTCAATGGAACAAGAGAATATAAAGCGAGTTCTACAATCTATCGTAAATCAACACCAATCCATGTTCGTGGTGCTTTGTTGTTCAATCATTATATTAAAGAGATGGGATTAGAAAAACAATATCAACCGATTCGAGATGGCGATAAGATTAAGTTTGTATATCTTAGAACACCCAATAGAATACAAGAGGATATTATTTCCTTCGCTCAAGAATTGCCCAAAGAATTAGACCTACATAGATTTATAGATTACGATAAACAATTTCAAAAGGTTTTCCTTGACGCACTTCAGATTGTCATTGAACCTTTGCGGTGGAATGTTGAAGAGCAATCAACATTGGAGGATTTCTTTGGATAACATTAGAATTATAAAAACAGGTATTAATGTTGGTAAAATATTAAACCAACTAAAGAAGTATCCTGAAGATTGGGGTGCTGAGAAATCAATTGAAGGGACTAACACTGTTCAAAATGAATTTGGTTTTCCTGAGATTAAAGCAGGTGTTTTACAATTAGTTATGGGAGCAGTTGATACATCCGATCAATATGTTGGAGATACAGAATATTGTGTTAAAACTCCAGCATACGATAGACACACAGAAATAGTTGCATTCCTTAAAAGAAACTTCAAAAGATTTTCTCGTTGTGGTTTCTTGTCATTACCAGTTGGTGGAAAAGTTGGAGAACACATAGACATAGGTAGTTACTATCAGACAAAAGATAGATACCATCTATCTATACAAGGAAGATACAAATATACAGTCGGCAATGAATCTTTTATAGTCAATCCAGGGACATTGCTTTGGTTCAACAATAAGTTATCCCATGGATCTGAAAATGTTGGGGATGAGGTTAGAGTTACCTTTGTATTTGATGTACCACATAGCAAGAATAATCCTTGACTTGCAAACATATACATAGTATAATAATAGTAGTTACTTGGAGAACATATGAGCATATTAGAT